ATGACTGGCTCAAGCGACAGGATGGCGGTCTCGTGGCCGGAGAGATCGACATCGACGACGCGCGGCGGCGGATCGGTTGCCGGCTGGATCGCCTGCGCGCCTGCTGCCGCGAGGGCTGAGTTCCTCGATGGTCTGGACGCGGCGGAGCTGGCGGCGCTGCCATGGCTCTTCGACCTCTGGGCGCTGCCGCATCAGCTCGCGCCCGAGGGCGACTGGCGCACATGGGTGATCCTCGGCGGGCGCGGCGCGGGCAAGACCCGCGCCGGGGCCGAATGGGTGCGCGCGCAGGTCGAGGGCGCGCGCCCCGGTGACACGGGCCGGGCGCGGCGGGTGGCCTTGGTGGGCGAGACGCTCGATCAGGCGCGCGAGGTCATGGTGTTCGGCGAAAGCGGCATCATGGCCTGTTCGCCGCCCGACCGCAGACCGGTCTGGAGCGCGACGCGGCGGATGCTGACATGGTCCAACGGCGCCGTGGCGCAGATCTTCTCGGCGCATGATTACGAGGCGCTGCGCGGGCCGCAATTCGACGCGGCATGGGCCGACGAGCTGGCCAAGTGGAAGCGCGGGGCCGAGGCGTGGGACATGCTGCAATTCGGGCTGCGCCTGGGCGATCCGCGCGCCTGCGTGACGACGACGCCGCGCAACGCGCCGGTGCTGCGCGACCTGCTGGCCGCCGACAGCACGGTGGTCACCCACGCGGCCACGCAGGCCAATGCCGCCAATCTCGCGCGCGGGTTCCTCGACGAGATGCAGCGCCGCTACGCCGGCACGCGGCAGGGGCGCCAGGAGCTCGAGGGCGTGCTGCTGGCCGATGCCGAAGGCGCGCTCTGGACCGCCGAAATGCTCGCGGCCTGCCTGACCGACAGCGCGCCCGATCTCGACCGGATCGTCGTCGCGGTCGACCCGTCGGTGAGCGGCCACGCCGCCTCGGACGCCTGCGGCATCGTGGTGGCGGGGGCGGTGATGACGGGCCCGCCGCAGGACTGGCGGGCCTATGTGATCGAGGACGCGACGGTCGAGGCGGCCTCGCCGCTCGACTGGGCGCGGGCGGCCTGCGCCGCGATGGTCCGGCACGGGGCCGAGCGCATGGTCGCCGAGGTGAACCAGGGCGGCGCGCTGGTCGAAACGGTGGTGCGGCAGGTCGATCCCATGGTGCCGTTCAAGGCGCTGCATGCCGGGCGGTCCAAGGGGCTTCGGGCCGAGCCGGTGGCAGCCCTCTACGAGCAGGGGCGCGTGCACCATTTGCGCGGCCTCGGCGCGCTCGAGGATCAGATGGCGCAGATGACGGCGCGCGGTTTTCTGGGCTCGGGCTCGCCCGACCGCGCGGACGCCCTCGTCTGGGCCCTGCACGAGCTGTTGATCGCGCCCGCGCAGGCGTGGCGCAGGCCCCGGTTCAGGACGCTCTAGGCCGCACTTCACTCTGCAAATACTCGCGGGGGGCCGCGCAGCGGCGGGGGCGGCGGCCCCCTCCGACGCCGGGGTGTTGCGCAGCCCCCCGACCACCGCGCGCCCCGTTCCCGGTTTCCCAACCCGGCGCTGTCATTCTCCTCGCCAAGACGCAGTGACGACCAGCGGGGGGCGGCGATGTTCGAGTTCTTCAAGCGCGACAAGGGGGCACCCGAGGCCAAGGCCTCGGCGGCGGGGCGCTGCCTCGCCTGGCCCGGCGCGGGACGACCGGCGTGGAGCGCGCGGGACACGGTCTCGCTCACCCGCGCGGGCTTTGTCGGCAACCCGGTGGGGTTCCGCGCGGTGCGGCTCATCTCAGAGGCGGCGGCGGCGCTGCCTCTGATGCTGCAGGATCGCGGACGCCGCTATGACGAACACCCCGCATTGGCGCTTCTGGCGCGGCCCAACCCCGGACAGGGCCGGGCCGAGCTGATCGAGGCGCTGGTGGGTCAGATCCTTCTGACCGGCAATGGCTATGTCGAGGCGGTGGGCGACGGCGGCTTGCCGTTCGAGCTTCATGTGCTGCGCTCGGACCGGGTGTCGCTGGTGCCGGGGCCCGATGGCTGGCCGGTGGCCTATGACTATGCCGTGGGCGGCCGCAAGCACCGTTTTGCCGTGGGCGAGGCCGTCTCCCCGATCTGCCATATCAAGAGCTTTCACCCGCAGGACGACCATTACGGCCTCTCGGCGCTTTCGGCCGCCGCCACGGCGATCGACGTGCACAACGCCGCCTCGGCCTGGTCCAAGGCGCTTCTCGACAACGCCGCGCGTCCCTCGGGCGCGATCGTCTATCGCGGCGCCGACGGGCAGGCGGGGCTGACGCCCGATCAATACGACCGGCTGGTCGAGGAGATGGAGAGCCAGCATCAGGGCGCACGCAACGCCGGACGCCCGATGCTGCTCGAAGGCGGGCTCGACTGGAAGCCGATGGGCTTTTCGCCCTCGGACATGGAGTTCCAGAAGACCAAGGAGGCGGCGGCGCGCGAGATCGCGGTGGCCTTCGGGGTGCCGCCGATGATCCTCGGGATACCGGGCGACGCCACCTACGCCAATTACCAGGAGGCGAACCGCGCCTTCTACCGCCTGACCGTGCTGCCCTTGATGTCGCGGATCGCAGGTGCGCTGGCCGAATGGCTGTCGGATGTCTCCGACGCGCGGTTCGAGCTTCGCGTCGATCTCGATCAGGTGCCCGCCTTGGCCGCCGAGCGCGACGGGCAGTGGCGGCGCGTCTCCGAGGCGCTGTTCCTGACCGATGCGGAAAAGCGCGCGCTGCTGGGCCTTCCGGCGCACGAGGTCGGCTCCGATGGATGATCTGCGCGAGCACCGCTTCGCCTGCGCGCCGGGCCTCAGGATCGAGGCGCATGAGCGGCTGGTGGCGCTGCAATTCGCGCAGGTGGCCGCGACGCTGGAGCGGATCGAAGCGGTGATGGAGCGGCTGGAGCGCAGGCTCTGGCTCGCCGTCTACGGCGTCGTGGCGGCCATCGGCGCGCAGGCGGCGCAACAGATCGTGGGGCTGTGAGGGAGAGGATGATGGAGCTGGAACGCAAGTTCTGCGCGGGCGGCACAGAGGGCGCCGGGCCATTGGAGATCGGGGAGGGCGCGGTGATCTCGGGCTACGCCTCGCTCTTCGGCAGGCCCGATCAGGGCGGCGACGTGGTGGAGCCCGGGGCCTACGCCGCCTCGCTCAAGCGTCTGATGGGCGCGGGCGGGCGGGTGCGGATGCTGTGGCAGCACGATCCCGCACGGCCCATCGGCGTCTGGGACGAGGTGCGCGAGGACGGCACCGGCCTCTGGGTCAAGGGCCGCATCCTCACGGAGGTGGCGCAGGGCCGCGAGGCGGCGGCGCTGGTCGCCGCCGGAGCGATCGACGGGCTGTCGATCGGCTACCGCACCCGACGCGCGAGGAAGGACGGCGCGGGCCGCAGGCTCGACGAGCTGGAGCTTTGGGAGGTGTCGCTGGTGACCTTCCCGATGCTGCGCGAGGCGCGGGTGAGCGCCAAGCACGAGGACGCGCTGGCGGCAAAGGTGCGGGCGGCGCGCTGCCTGCTCAGGGGCGAAGGGGGAGAACGCGATGCGTGACGACGACAACGAGCTTGGCCGCGAGATCGGCGGGCTGATGGACGAGCTTGGCCGCTTTTCGGCCGAGATCCGCACGAAACTCAAGGCACAGGACGACCGGATGACCAGACTGGACCGCAAGACCGCGCTCGCCGCGCGCCCCGCTCTCGAAGCCAAGGCCGAAAGCCAGCCGCACCGCACCGCCTTCGGCGCCTATCTGCGCACGGGCGAGGATGACGGGCTGCGCGGCCTCGACCTCGAAGGCAAGGCGATGAGCACGACCGTCGCTGCCGATGGCGGCTATCTCGTCGATCCGCAGACCGCCGAGCGCGTGCGCGGCGTGCTGGGCGCGACCGCCTCGCTGCGCGCCATCGCCTCCGTGGTGGCGGTCGATGCGGGCTCCTACGACGTGCTGATCGACCATGGCGAGCCCGGCGCCGGCTGGTCGGGCGAGACGGCGTCCCGGACCGAGACCGGCACGCCGCAGATCGACCGGATCAGCATCCCGCTGCACGAGTTGTCGGCGCTGCCCAAGGCGAGCCAGCGGCTCCTGGACGACAGCGCCTTCGACATCGAGGGCTGGCTCGCGGGGCGCATCGCCGACACCTTCGCGCGCTCGGAGGCCGCGGCCTTCGTGTCGGGCGACGGCATCGACAAACCGGCCGGCATCCTGAGCTACCCGCGGGCGGATGATGACAGCTGGAGCTGGGGCAGCCTGGGCTATGTCGCGACCGGCACCGATGGCGGTTTCGATGCGACCAATCCCGCCGACGCGGTGATCGATCTGGTCTACCGTCTCGGCGCGCCCTACCGCGCGGGGGCGAGCTTCGTGATGAACTCGCGCACCGCGGGCGCCCTGCGCAAGCTCAAGGACGCCGATGGCCGGTTCTTGTGGTCCGACGGCCTCTCGGCGGGCGAACCGGCGCGGCTCCTGGGTTACCCGGTGCTGATCGCCGAGGACATGCCCGACATCGCAAGCGACGCCTGCGCGCTGGCCTTCGGCAATTTCGAGGCGGGCTACACCATCGCCGAGCGTCCCGACCTGCGGGTGCTGCGCGATCCCTTCTCGGCCAAGCCGCATGTCCTTTTCTACGCGACCAAGCGTGTCGGCGGCGCGGTGAGCGACTTCGCGGCGATCAAGCTTCTGAAGTTCGGCATCGCCTGATGCCGGGCCGGGCCGCCCTGCCGGGTGGCCCGGCGCTGTTGCCGTGACGTCGAAAGGACGGGTGATGAGACTGATCGAAACGGGCGTCGTGCCCGAGACATCGCTGCCGGTCGAGGGGCTTCGCGCGCATCTGCGGCTGGGCACCGGCTTTGCCGAGACCGGGCTGCAGGACACGGGCCTCGCCGGGTTCCTGCGCGCCGCCATCGCGGCGATCGAGGCCCGCACCGGCAAGGTGCTGCTCGCGCGCGGCTTCGCGCTCGAGCTGACCCGCTGGCGCGACGCGTGCCGCCAGCCGCTGCCGGTCGCGCCTCTGCGCGCCGTCACGGGCTTCGACATGGAGGACGCGCAGGGCGTGGTGACGCCGCAGGCGCGGGGCGGCTGGCGCGCGGTGACGGACGACCAGAGACCCTATCTGGAGCCTCTGTCGGTGGCGTTCCCCGAGATCCCTTCGGGCGGTGTAGCGCGGATCGGCTTCGAGGCGGGGTTCGGGCCGGGCTGGTCCGACATTCCCGCCGATCTGGCGCAGGCGGTGCTGATGCTGGCCGCCCATTACCACGAATACCGCCACGACACCGGCCTCGGGCCGGGCTGCATGCCATTCGGCGTCACGGCGCTGACCGAACGGTTCCGGCCGCTCCGGCTCGGCGCGGGGCGCGGCGCATGAAGCCGGTGCGTCTGAACCGCGCGCTGCAACTCGAGGCGCCGTCGCGCGCCCCCGACGGCGCGGGCGGCTACCTGCGCGGCTGGAGTGTGCTGGGCACGCTCTGGGCGCGCATCGAGGCCCGCTCGGGGCGCGATCTCGACGGCATGGGCGCGGCGCTGAGCCTTGTGCGCCTGCGCATCACCCTGCGCGCGGCGCCGCCGGGATCGACGATGCGGCCCGCGCCGGAACAGCGCTTTCGCGAGGGCGCGCGGGTCTATGCGATCCGCGCCGTGCGCGAACTCGACCCCGGGGGGCGGTACCTCGTCTGCGAGGCCGAGGAGGAGGTGGCGCGATGAGCTATGCGACGTCTGCGGCGCTTCAGGCGGCGATCTTCGCCCGCCTCGTCGCGCATGCCCCTCTGACCGACCTCGTGGGAGAGGCGATCTACGACGCGCTGCCCGCGGGTCCGCTGCCACCGCTCTATGCCACACTCGGGGCCGAGAAGGTGCGCGACCGCTCCGACAAGACGATGGCGGCGGCCGAGCACGACCTCACCGTGAGCGTGGTGAGCGACGCGGCGGGGTTCCGCGCCGCCAAGGAGGCGGCGGCGGCGGTGTCCGACGCGCTGGCGGGGCCGATGCCGCCGCTCGCGCGCGGTCGGCTCGTGGGGCTGTGGTTCCTGCGGGCGCGGGCGCGCCGCACCGGAAGCGGCGACGCGAGGCGGATCGACATGGTCTTTCGCGCGCGCAGCGAAGACGGCTGACACAACCAGAGGAGGGCCAGGCAATGGCGGCTCAGAACGGCAGGGATCTCCTGCTCAAGATCGACATGACCGGCGACGGGCTGTTCGAGACCATGGCGGGGCTGCGCGCGACGCGGCTCACGCTCAATGCCCAGAGCGTCGACGTGACCCATCTGGGCAGCGATGGCTGGCGCGAGGTGCTGGGGGGTGCGGGCGTGCGCACCGCCGCCATCTCGGGCTCGGGCGTGTTTCGCGACGCGACCACCGACGCCCGCGCGCGGCAGATCTTCTTCGACGGCGAGACGCCCGAGTTTCAGGTGGTGATCCCCGATTTCGGCACCATGACCGGCGCGTTCCAGATCGCCTCGATCGATTACGCAGGGAGCCATGACGGCGAGGCGAGCTTCGAGATCGCGCTGGTCTCGGCGGGGCCGGTGCGCTTCGAGGCGGCGCTCTGATGGCCAATCCGCGCGCCGGCGAGGTGGCGGTGATCCTCGACGAGAGGCGGCGGGTCATGAAACTGACGCTCGGCGCGCTGGCCGAACTGGAGGAGGCTTTGGGCTGCGACAGCATCGAGGCGCTTCTGGCCCGGCTCGAAGGGGGCCGCGTCTCGGCGCGCGACGTGCTGGCGCTGATCGTCGCGGGGCTTCGGGGTGGCGGCTGGCCGGGCCGGGCCGCCGATCTCGTGGCCGCCGAGATCGAGGGCGGACCGGTCGAGGCGGCGCGTCTCGCCGCGCTTTTGGTGGCGCGCGCCTTCGGTGAGGCGGCATGAGACGGCTCGACTTCGCGGCGATGATGCGCGCGGGCATCTGCGGGCTGGGGCTGCGACCGGCCGAGTTCTGGGCGCTGACCCCCGCCGAGCTGCGGCTGATGCTGGGGCCCGCGGGGCCCGAGCCGATGCGGCGCGACCGGCTGATCGAGCTGTGCCGCCGATATCCTGACGAGGAGAGATCATGACCGAGGACGAGTTCGAGGCGCTGGAACGCGCGATGGAGGAGGCGGGTGGCGTGGCCGCGGCCTTCTCGCAGGAGCTGGACCGGATGCGCGCGGGGCTGAGCGAGACGACCCGCGATCTGGGCAGGCTCGAGCGCGGCTTTTCCAGCGGTGTGCGCCGCGCCATCGACGGCGTGCTGTTCGACGGCAAATCCGTGGGCGGCGCGCTCAAGGGGCTGGCGGGGGCGATGTCGGGCACGGTCTACGACAACGCGATGCGCCCGGTGGCCGACGGGATCGGCGGCGCGCTGGCCCAAGGTGTGACCGGTCTCGTCTCGGGGCTGATGCCCTTCGCGCAGGGCGGGGCGTTCTCGGGCGGGCGGGTGACGCCGTTCGCGCGCGGCGGCGTGGTCTCGGGGCCGGTGGCCTTTCCGATGCGCGGCGGCGCGGGGCTGATGGGCGAGGCGGGGCCCGAGGCGATCCTGCCGTTGCAGCGCGGGGCCGACGGGCGGCTCGGCGTCGCGGCGGGCGGCGGTGGCGGGGCGCGGGTGACGGTCAACATCACCACCCCGGACGTCGAAGGGTTCCGGCGGTCGCGCGGGCAGGTGGCGGCGCAGATCGCGCGCGCCGTCGACCGTGGCCGCCGCGACAGGTGAGGAGGACATCATGGCATTCCACGACGTGAGATTTCCCGTGGCGCTGAGCTTCGGCGCCTCCGGCGGGCCGGAGCGGCGCTGCGAGATCGTCACCCTCGCCAATGGCTTCGAGGAGCGCAACAGCCCCTGGGCCGACGCGCGGCGGCGCTATGACGCAGGTCTGGGCCTGCGCGGGCTCGATGACATCGAGGCGGTGCTGGCCTTCTTCGAGGCGCGGCGCGGCCCGCTTCACGGGTTTCGCTGGAAGGACTGGCTCGACTGGCGCTCGGCCCCGGCCTCGCGCCCCATCGAGGAGCTCGACCAGCAGATCGGCACCGGCGACGACGCCACCACGGCGTTCCGCCTCGTCAAGCGCTATGGCACCGGCGCGGCGGCCTATCTGCGCCCGATCACCCGGCCCGTCGCGGGCAGCGTTCGGGTCGCGGTGGACGGCGACCCGGTGCTCGAGGGCGCGGGCGTCGAGATCGACCACGCCACCGGCCTCGTGCGGCTCGGCGTGGCGCCGCCCATCGGCGCGATCGTCACGGCGGGGTTTGAATTCGACGTGCCCGCGCGCTTCGACACCGAAACGCTGATCGGCTCGGTGGCGAGCTTCGAGGCGGGCACGCTGCCCGAGATCCCGGTGGTGGAGATCCGGGCATGAGCGGCTTTGACGATCACCTCGCGGGCGGCGTCACCACGCTGTGCCGCGCCTGGGCCCTGCGGCGCGCCGATGGGCTCCTGCGCGGCTTTACCGATCACGACCGGGCGCTGTCCTTCGACGGCATCGATTTCCGCCCCGAAACCGGGATGAGCGCCAGCGCGCTGGTGCAGGGCGCGGGGCTCGCCGCCGACACCTCCGAGGCGCTGGGCGCGATCTCGGATGCGGGCATCACCGAGGCCGAGATCGCCCAAGGCCGCCTCGACGGGGCGGAGCTGCGGATCTGGCGGGTGAACTGGGCCGATCCCGCCCGGCGCGCGCTCGAATTCCGGGGCCGCTTGGGCGAGATCCGCCGCGACGGCACGCTGTTCCGGGCCGAGATGCGGGGCCTGTCGGACCTGCTCAACCGACCCGGTGGTCGGGTCTATCAAAAACGCTGCGACGCGGCCTTCGGCGATGCGCGCTGCGGCTTCGACACGTCGCGGCCGGGCTTTGCCGAAACTTGGCCTCTGGCGCGGGCCGAGGGCGGGACGCTGCGCTTCGACTGGCCCGAGGGCCCCGAGGCGGGCTGGTTCGCGCAAGGCCGGGCCGAGGTGATCGACGGCCCCGGCGCGGGGCTCTCGGCGCCGATCCGCGAGGACCGGCTCGCGGATGGCGCGCGCCTCGTCGAGCTGTGGCAGCCGATCTGCGCCGACCTGCCCCCCGGCACGATGCTGCGGCTCGTCGCGGGCTGCGACAAGCGGGCCGAGACCTGCCGGCTCAAATTCGACAACTTCCTGAACTTTCGCGGGTTTGCGCATCTGCCGGGGACCGACTGGCTGATGGCGGTGCCGCGATCGGGGGGCGCATGAGCCGCATCGTCGAGGTGGCGCGCGGCTGGATCGGCACGCCCTATCTGCACGGGGCGGCGCGGCGCGGCGCAGGCTGCGACTGCCTCGGCCTCGTGCGGGGCGTCTGGGCGGCGCTCGAAGGGGACGAGCCGGAGCCGGTGCCCGCCTATCCGCGCATGGAGGCGCGCGGTGACGAGATCCTGCGCGACGCGGCGGCGCGGCACCTGCACGAGATCGCCTGCGCCGAAGCGCGGCCCGGCGATCTGTTGCTGTTTCGGCTGCGCGCGGGGCGTCCGGCGCGGCATCTGGGGCTTCTGGCCGATGGCGCGGATGGCACGGGCGGCCCGAGCTTCATCCATGCCTATGAGGGGCACGGGGTGGTCGAAAGCCGCCTCACCCCCCCGTGGCGGCGGCGCATCGCCGCGTGTTTCGCACTGACGGAAAGGATCGGCTGATGGCGACCATCGTGTTCGGAGCCGCCGGGATGGCGATTGGCGGCTCAATCGGGGGCAGCGTGCTGGGCCTCTCTGGCGCGGTGCTGGGCCGGGCCGCGGGGGCGGCGCTGGGCCGCGGCATCGACGCGCGGCTTCTGGGCGGCGGGGCCGACCCGGTCGAAACCGGCCGGGTCGAGCGGTTTCGCCTCACCGGGGCGGGCGAGGGCGAGCCGATCGCCCGGCTCTGGGGCCGGATGCGGATCGGCGGGCAGGTGATCTGGGCCTCCGAGTTCGAGGAGCGGCGCGCCGGCACCGGCGGCGGCAAGGGCGCGCCGAAACCCGAAGTGGTCGAGTTCTCCTACGCGGTGAGCCTCGCCGTCGGGCTGTGCGAGGGGCCGGTGACGCGGGTGGCACGGATCTGGGCCGACGGGGTCGAGCTTGGCCGCGACGAGATCACCTGGCGGTTCTATGAGGGGCGCGAGGACCAGCTACCCGACCCCGCGATCGAGGCCGCCCTCGGGATCGGTCTGGCCCCCGCCTATCGCGGGTTGGCCTATGTGGTGATCGAGGATCTCGATCTTTCGCGCTTCGGCAACCGGGTGCCGCAGTTCTCCTTCGAGGTGCTGCGCCCTTCGGATGTCGCCGACCCCGCGCGGGCCGAGGACATCGCGCAGCTGGTGCGCGGCGTGGCGGTGATCCCCGGCACCGGGGAATACGCTCTGGCGACGACGCCGGTGCATGTCGGGGCGGGGTTCGGCGAACGCCTGCCCGCCAATCTGCACGGGCCGAGCGGGCCGAGCGACGCCGACGCCGCCCTCGACGATCTGGTCGAGGAGCTGCCCCGCTGTGGCGCCGCCTCTCTCGTGGTGTCGTGGTTCGGTGACGACCTTCGGGCCGGGCAGTGCCGCATCCGCCCCAAGGTCGAACAGGACGAGGCCGAGGGCGAGGAGATGGCGTGGCGCGTCTCGGGGCTGACCCGCGACAGCGCGCTGCCGGTGCCGCGCGTCGAAGGCCGCCCGGTCTATGGCGGAACGCCCTCGGACCGCGCGGTGATCGAGGCGATCCGCGCGATGGCGGCGCGCGGGCTGGAGGTGACCTATTACCCGTTCATCCTGATGGATCAGCTTGGCGGCAACGGCCTGCCCGACCCGTGGGGCGGGGCCGAGCAGGCGCCTTTGCCGTGGCGCGGGCGGATCACCACCGCGCTGGCCCCGGACCGGCCCGGCACCACCGACCGCATGGCGGCCGCCGAGGCCGAGGTCGCGGCCTTCTTCGGCGCGGCGCGGGCGGATCAGTTCACCATCACGCCCGACGGCCCGGTTTACGGCGGCCCCGAGGATTGGGGCCTGCGCCGCTTCGTGCTGCATCAGGCGCATCTCTGCGCGATGGCGGGCGGGGTCGAGGCGTTCTGCATCGGCTCGGAACTTGTCGGCCTCACCACGATCCGCGGCGCGAACGACAGCTATCCCGCCGTGGCGGCGCTGCGCGATCTGGCGTCGGAGGTGCGGGGCATCCTCGGGCCGGATGTGAAGCTCTCCTACGCCGCCGACTGGACCGAGTATCACGGCCACCAGCCGGGCGGGGCGACCAAGCGGTTTCACCTCGATCCGCTCTGGGCCGACCCTGAGATCGATTTCATCGGCATCGACAATTACATGCCGCTCTCGGACTGGCGCGACGGCTGGGACCATCTCGACGCCGCCGACCACCGCTCGATCTACGATCTCGATTACCTCACCGGCAATGTCGCGGGCGGCGAGGGGTATGACTGGTTCTACCATTCGCCCGAGGCGCGCGCGGCGCAGATCCGCACGCCGATCACCGATGGCGACGGAGAGCCCTGGGTTTGGCGCTACAAGGATCTCAGAGGCTGGTGGGGCAATGCGCATCACGAGCGGATCGACGGGGTGCGGCAGGACGCGCCCACCGCGTGGCAGCCGGGGTCGAAGCCGATCCGCTTTACCGAGCTGGGCTGCGCCGCCGTCGATCGCGGCACCAACCAGCCCAACAAGTTCCTCGATCCGAAATCCTCGGAATCCTCGCTGCCCCATCATTCGCGCGGGCATCGCGACGAGCTGATCCAGATGCAGTATCTGCGGGCCATGCACCGCCACTTTGCCGATCCGCAGGCCAACCCGGTCTCGGAGGTCTACGGGGCGCCGATGCTCGACACGGATCGGATGCTGGTCTGGGCGTGGGACCTCAGGCCCTATCCGTGGTTTCCGGGCCTGTCCGAGGTCTGGAGCGATGGCGCGAACTGGGCGCGGGGGCACTGGATCACCGGGCGCACCGCGCATCGCGACCTCGCCTCGGTGGTGGCCGAGATCTGCGCCGGGGCGGGCGTGACCGAGATCGACACCTCGCGGCTCTGGGGCCTCGTGCGGGGCTATGTCGCCAACGGTACGCAAAGCGCGCGGGCGCTGCTGCAACCCTTGATGCTGGCGCATGGCTTCGACGCGGTGGAGCGCGACGGGTCATTGGTGTTTCGCACGCGCGACGGGCGCACGGATGCGGTGATCAACCCCGGCGGGCTGGTGCGCGACCGCGCCGACACGCCCGCCTTCGAGGTCGCGCGCGAGGGGGACGCGGCGCTGCCGGGCCGGGTGCGGCTCGGCTATGTCGATGCGGCGGGCACGGGGGCCGTGGCCAGCGTCGAGGCGGCGGTGCCGGGGGGCGACGCGCGCCATGTCGAGGCGTCCGAACTGCCGATGGCGCTCACCCGTGCCGAGGCGCAGGGGATCGCGGCGCGCTGGCTCGCCGAAATGCGGCTGTCGCGCGAGAGCGCCGCCTTCGCGCTGCCGCCTTCGGCGCATCCCTTGGGCGCGGGCGACGTGGTCGAGATCGCGGGCGAAGGCTGCGGCGGCTGGCGCATCGACCGCATCGAGCGCACCACCCATGCGCAAGTGGAGGCGGTGCGCTGCACGCCGGACCTCTATCTGCCGCAGCCCGCCGAGGACGAGCCGCATCTGCCGGGGGCTTACGTGCCGCCGGTGCCGGTCGAGGGGGTGTTTCTCGACCTGCCGCTGCTCGCGGGCGACGAGATCCCGCACGCGCCGCATTTCGCCGCCACCGCCGATCCATGGCCCGGCGCGGTGGCGCTGGTGCGCGGCGTCGAGGATGCCGATCACCGGCTCGACCACGTGCAGCCCCTCGCCGCGACCATCGGCACGACGCTGACCCCGCTCGCTGCCGCGCCGTCCGGCCTGTGGGATCACGGCCCGGCGCTTCGGGTGCGGCTGGTGCAGGGGCGGCTGACGAGCGCGGGCGAGGCGGCGGTGCTGTCGGGGGCCAACCTCGTGGCGATCGGCGACGGGACAAGCGATCATTGGGAGGTGCTGCAATTCCTGCGGGCCGAGCCGGTGGCGCCGGGGGTGTATGACCTGACGGGCCGTCTCAGGGGGCAGGCGGGGACCGATGCGGTGATGCCCGACGCCTGGCCGGTGGGCAGCCGGCTGGTACTGCTCGACGGGGTGCCGCGGCAGATCGGCCTGCCGCAGGCGGCGCGCGGGCTGGAGCGGCATTACCGCTATGGCCCGGCGCGGCGGCAGGTGGGCGATCCGAGCTGGCGGCACGAGGCCCGCGCCTTTGCGGGGATCGGGTTGAGACCCTATGCGCCCGCGCATCTCGCGGCGCGTGAGACGGGGGGCGAAACGGGGGGCGATCTGGAGATCTCGTGGGTGCGGCGGGCGCGCAGCGGCGCCGATGCCTGGGCCGGGCGGGATGTGCCGCTCGATGAGGCGCGAGAGGCCTACCTGCTACGCGTTCTCGACGGCGGCACGGTGCTGCGCGAGGTGGAGCTCGGCGCGCCGTCCTACCGCTACACCGCCGCCGCGCGGGGCGCCGACGGGGCGACGGGGCCGCTGGTGGTGCAGGTGGCGCAGATCTCGGACGCCTTCGGGCCGGGGCCCTTCGCCTCGCTCACCGTGCAGCCATGA